GGTGATGTTGCCCGAGAGGTTCTCGCCGGAGGTGGAGGCGATGATCATGCGGGTGATCAACTCGGGGAAGGGCGACTCGAACGGCGTGTTGACCACGTCCAGCATGGGGATCTTGTCGGCAAGGCCCGCGCGCCGCAGCCGCTGGCAGGCATTATCGTAGTCGATATGATAGGTGTGCACGAAAGCGGGTTGGCTCTCGAGCTCGGTGATCTCTTCCGAGAACACGCCGAACTTCCACGGCTCGATCAGCGTGCAGGTGGCGTCGTCGTGCACGTCCGACCAGCCGATTTTCAGGAACATCGAATCGTAGGTCAGGGCGCCGATGATGGAGTCGCCGAAATAATCGAACAGGCCGGCATCGCGGAAATCGTTGTTGAACGAATCCTGCGCGGCCATGTACTGCTTGACCTCCTCATCGCTCGCATTGAGCGGCGCCGAGAGCGCGAATTGCGCATGATCGGCCGAGTAGAGGAACGACGCGACGAGATCGAGGTGCGACTCGATGCGGTTGTAGATCGTCTCCTGATCGCCGGCGGTGCCGAACAGCCAGAACTGCTTGCGGCGATCGTAGAGATCCTTGCGATCCTTCTTGGAGTTCAGGCAGATGTCGAGAACCCAGCGCAGAAATTCCGGTTGCTTGGCGCCCTCGGGGATGATCATGCCTTGTGCACGCCTTCGATCGCGGTGTTGGAGCGCACGCCGGGGAATGATCCGTTGGGCGCGAGCCGCTCGCCGAGCTTGGCGCCGACCTTGAAGTCGACCTTGTTGGCGGTGGGCACGCACTGCGCGCCGACGGCCGGATTGATCGCCGCGGAGAAGCCGCCCTTGAAGGTGTGCACCGGCCCGCCGTTCGCCGGCTGTGCCTCTGGCAGCCGCACCTTCTTCGCCGCCTGGCCCTCCTGAGCGCTGTTCATGTCGGTCATCTTGAAGATGTCCGCGAGCGCGCGGAGCTCCTTCTCCGCGCCCTTGGCCGCGCCGCCGATGTGGCCGCCGGCGGGACGCCAACTGACGCGCACGCAGCCGCATTTGGGGCAGGCCGGGTTGGGTTCGTAGGAATCGAACCACTCCGAGCAGCGGGAATTTTCGCAGATCCACGACCGGATGATCATGGCGGTCATTTAAGGCAGGATAGGCTATGTTGGCAATATGTGGTTTTTCAGACAGTTGACGGAAGTACTTAAAGCAGCGTATTAAGTTCCCCCCATGGATGCACCCGCCTCACCGCTTGCGCCGCCCCCCGAATCTCCGGGCGGTGCGTCCTTGCCGAAGTCGCCTGTCGGCGGGCCGGCCGGTCCCGGGGGCTCCCCGATGCTCTCGCCCGGCGGCGGCGCCGGCAACAAGGCGGCCGCCGTCCAGCAGGTCAAGGCGGTGATGCCCGCGATCATGATGGCGATGATGGCCTTTGAGGCCGGCTCCAAGGAGCAGCAGGCCCTGAACCGCGCCCTCTCCGCACTCGGCCCGATCTTCGGCAAGGCAGAAGCGACCAACATGGTCCCGGCGGCCCTGGCCACGATGGCGCAAGCCAACAAACAGGGCCCGATGAGCGCGGCACCGCCGCCCGGCCTCGTCTCGAACAATTCGCCCCCGCCCGGCATGGGCGGCTCCCCAGGAGAAGCAGCATGACCGAGTACCTTCGCCCCAAGGTGCGTGTTGGCAATCTGTCGACCCGCCGCATGGAAGACGGCCAGTTCCGCAACCCGCCGACCTACACCGCCCTCGGCGGCTTCACCTCCGAGCAGAAGCTGACCGGCCCGAGCGGCCACCGCTACAAGACCGGAGCGCCGACGCTCGAGCGCGGTGGCCCGACCGCGGTGAAGGGCAAGCCGATCTGATGAATATACAGATCCGAAAGCATCCGCGAAACCCATGGCCCGGTGCGTGGTTTTTGAAATTCGGGCGGTCGCTGACCGTTCGGATTTCGCCATTCGGATCGGTCTGGGCCATGGTGCAATGGTGAACCCATGACCGACACCTTCCAGAACTTTCGCACCCGCCGCGGCCTCGACCGCGACACCGCCGCCGATCTCGCCGACCTGTTTCACGAGCTCAGCCACAATCCCGAGACGCGCGGCCAGGTCGGCAAGCTGGTGAAGAAGCTGAAGCCGAACACCCCGCACGCCGAGGCATTCCGCGACGTCGAGATCGAGGACCGCTTTGAGTCCTTCCGCGCCGAGCAGGAGGCCAAGGAGCTGAAGCGCCAGCAGGACGACATGCTGGCCCGCATGAACTCCGCGCGCGCCCGCCTGCTCACCGGCGACGAGGACGGCGGCGGCCGCAGATATTCCGAAGACGACGTCAAGGCGATCGAATCGCTGATGCAGAAGAAGGGCATCACCGATTACGAGGACGGCGCGACGCTCTATGCCGCGACGCTGCCGCCGGTCGACCCGCAGCCGCACGAGATCACCCCGCAGCACGGCTCCACCTGGGAATTTCCGAGTTGGGCCGAGTTCGGGCCCGACCCGATCAAGGCGTCGCGCAACGAAGCCCACAAGGCCATCACCGAGTTGATGCGCAAACGATAGAAGGATCAATAGGTTATGCCGCAATTTGGCCAGGGCGTAATTCCCGCTAGTGGTGCCATAGCCTCCGAACTTTCTTCGGTTGTGCGCCGCGCCTTCATGCCTCGCGTGTACGTCCAGCTCTGGAAATCGGCGCCCCTGATGGCGGCTCTGCTGTCCAGCGCGCAGGTCGCCTCCGGCGGTCTGTCGCCGATCACCGCGCCGCTGCAGGGCGCCCCGATGGTGAGCGGGCAGTGGGTCGACTACTCCGGCTCGTTCCAGCAGCCCGGCGTGCAGCCCGGCATCCAGAACGCCGAGTTCAACCTCAAGGCCTTTGTCTCAACCATCCCGTTCCTGGGTATGGAAGGCCTGGTCCAGCTCGATTACTCGGTCGTGCCGCTGATCGAAGCGCGCATGAACGACTCGACCAACGTCACGATCGACACCTTTGCGACCTCGCTGTTCAACAACGTCGCCAACCAGCAGCAGCTGATCGGCCTCCCGGCCGCGATCGATGACGGCACCTTCGCGGTGTCCTACGGCGGCGTGTCGCGCACCGCCAACGCGTTCTGGAAATCGACCTACGTGCACGGCGCCGGCAACGTGACGCCGACCCGCAACCTGATGCTGCAGTTCATCTCGCAGGTGTCCAAGACCACGGGCGAGATGCCGACCATCGGCATCATGGGTTTTGGCACATGGACGCTCCTGGCGCAGGATTTCACCTCCCAGGAGCGCTACAACATCACCCCCGGCAACGCGTTTGGCGCCGACAGGAAGGTGGAATCGCTATTCCGCGCGCTCGATGTCGCGGGCGTGCCGTTCTACGCCGATCCGTACTGCCCCGAGGGCGTGCTGTACCTGATCAACACCAATTACCTATCGCTGTTCCTGCACGAGCGGGCGGCGTTCTCCTTCACCGGCTTCGAATCCACGCTGCCGAACAACCAGCTTGGTTACATCGGCGCGATTCTGAGCCTGCTTGAACTCGTCGACGTCAAATGCAAGGCGCACGGCAAGTTTGACGGTCTTGCGTTCCTGAACATCTGAGGATCACCCATGCCCCAAATGCGCGGTGCATTTCCCTTTCCCTACGCCCAGGTTGCCGAGGGCGGCGGTGTCATCACGCTAGGCTCCGGCGGCGTGTGGTATCCCCCGCCCGGTGAATGGCTGCTGCAGACATCGGCCAATATATGCGTGCAGTGGTGGGACCCGATCGCCAACACCTGGCGCAATCAGGTCAGCAACAGCAACACCGGCGACTATTTCCCGACGGACGGCTACAACGTTCGCCTGTACAATATGACGGGCACGATCCTGTCCGCGCCGATCACCGCGGCGGGCTCGGGCGGCGTCAACGGCATTGGCTTTGCGGCAACCGGCGCCGCGATCGCGTTCTCAGCCGCGCCCGCCGGCGGCATCACCGCAACCGGCTATGTGATCGTGGGCGGCTCGGTTGCCGCGCCGACCATTACGCAGGCCGGCTCCGGCTTCCTGATGCCTCCGGTTGTCGTGATCGATGCCCCGCCGATTGGCGGCATCCAGGCCACCGCCACCGCCGCGCTGACCGCGGGCGGCGGCATTGCCTCGATCACGATGTCGAATGTCGGCGCCGGCTATGCCACCACGCCGAACTTCTACCTGATCCCGCAGACGGCCTACTACCAGGGTGCGCCGTCCGGCGGCGTCGCGGCGGCTCCGATCCCGCCCCCCGGCCTGGTCTTCCCGGCCAATGCCGTGCCCGGCAACCAGAACACCTCGGCGACCGGCGCGCAGCTGACGCCCGTCGCCCTCACCGGCTCCGGCACGGTGACCGGTCTGGTCATGATCAACAACGGCACGACCTACACCGGCACGCCGACCGCGACCATCACCGGCGTCGGCGCCGCCACCTCGACGCTCGCTGCCGTGACGGCTGCTGCCGTCGCATCCGCATTCGTGCAACCGCGCGTGCAGTAAGGAACTCCGTCATGGCTCCTCCGAAAAAGAACTTGGACGCGTCCCACACGATCATCTCGCTGACCATGCTGGCGACCGGCCGCCTCATCTTGGCGACGGAAAAGCGGATGTACGAGCTCGTCAACAACGTCTGGACGCCAATGATATTCGCCGATGACGAGCCGGAGCCGGAGCCGACGCCCTCGACGCCCGCAGCGGCTCCGGAAGCTGCGCCGTTTAGCGAACCCACCCCGGAGGTCAAGCCATGATCCGGCGGCTTGCACTCGCCGCGCTGGCCTCGTGCGCGCTT